GGACAACTGTTTTGCCTCATCGACGGACACTACGAAATCGCCCGAAACGCTGCCGGAAACGACCTCAGAGAAAGATATACAGCCGCCTGCCGCGCTGTTGAACAAGGGAAAACGTTGATTGACATCAGCAACGTTAAATTGAAAAACGAGCTAAGACCAAAAGAGAAAATTGCCGTTGGTAAGACACGCGCTTTTGAGAGTGAAGGAATCGTTTCCTACATGATCATCAAGAAGTACATCGGAGCTCTATTTCATGCAATGAGTGAATCCCGACACACGCTTCATGCTACGGTTGGATCTGATTCAGCCACAGAAGCTCCAATCTACTTCAAGCGCCTGACCAAATTTGCCCACATCTTCGGAAGAGATCACAAGAGCTTGGACAAAAGCATCATGGAGAAACTTCTCCTGATGCTCAGAAACATCGTCGCCCGTATCTTTGTGCGTGCAGCGCTTGAGGGAGTCAATCCCCATACCGCTGCGGAATTGCGCAGGATCATTAAGGGGGTTTTCGGTCACATCATCTACTCGATCGAAAACCTCGAAGGAACCATGTTGTTCCTTTACGGTGTTATGAATTCAGGCATCTTTGGCACTTCTATGGTTGACTCCCTGCTGGTAGACATCAGCAGTGTCGTGTCAATCAAGATCATCATTGCCAGTGCCCGTCTAAATCACTCTTTCACCAGACATGAGCATGAATTTATCATCCTTCCCTCCGGCACTTACCCCACACTCCGCGCCGTTCATGAACATTGCGACTGGATTGTATGTGGAGACGATTGCAACACTACCGTCGACGAAGAATACGGAACGTACGTCGATTTTAACTCGATGCAAAACGCTCTGTTGACCATCTTCGGAATTCGTTCAACGCCTCCTGACAAGACAGAAACCCACTACAGATTTGGCACCATCGAAGGAGAGTCTTTTTGCTCTCGCTTCTTCGTCGGAACCTATCCCTTTGTAACATGGGCCCTGAAGAAAGAATCGATCGAAAGGCAGCTTTTCTGGAACTCCGAGTTGGACGCAAGTCTAATCTCCACCCAAATGATCTACGGAGTTCTACCTGAAGCCGCCAGATGGCAAGACGAAGAATACTACATCCGCATTCGTCGTGCCGTCATCTTCATCCTCGACTGGTTTAAAATGTCAGACGAGACGATCGATTACGATACAGCCATCGCCCTTGAAAAACAAAGACTAGGACTGATTGAAGCCTTTTCTAGGGGGCCAACCTCTAAGTTCAGTTTTGAAAACGAAATCATAGCTCGCAAAGAAAAATTCCTTGAAAGCCACAAAATTGTCAAAACAATGTACAAACGTTGTGATGAATGCAATGTCGAGATCACGTCTTACGTCGCCTACTGGAAGCACGTCGCCAACTCCCATCCAAAGGAGTTCGTCACCGCCATCTGCCCAGAGTGCGACGAATCCTTCGACTGTGACGCCTGGCGTGTTCATGACCATCGACCAGCTCAATGCCGCATCCCTGGCTGTGTTGCAAAACCTCGCAATCTCGCCAGCAAAGACTGCCACGCAGCGACGCACTCGAAGACGTATTCGCAATGCTTTGGCTCGAATGCAGAAGACCAATCAGGCGCCTCAAACGGAAAGAAATCGTGTGACCATGACTCTAACATCTACGCCCTTGGAGAAGACCTCATCCGCGTCCACCTTGACCAAGCTAGCATCGTGTCTCAGTTCCTTGGATCAGCAGTCGCAGTGCTGAATCGTGGAACCATTCCCTGGAAAACATCAGTGCAAGACGTTCCCAACCTCGGAACTCGCCGTATCCAGTATACTGGCGACTCCTGGAACACTGCCAACGAACATGGCTACTTCGGAGAAACGCTCGAAAAGTATGAAGCTAAACAGCTTCTGTCCGCTTTTCGAAGGCTCGTACCCGACGGCTATTGCATCGTCATGCGCAGAGGAACACTCTTCATCGACGTCAACGGCGAAGACCAGTCTGATGGTCTAAACCTCGGAATGCCCGGAGCTCCGCCAATGGCTGGAACCATGGGCTCCATGGGAATTGCTGCCAACGTCGGTGCTATGGGCCCTATGGCCATCAAAGCACCCCCTGCCATCGTTGACAGCATGAACACGGTCGCAGCAGCGATCAACATGAACACGCTTGGAGTTGACCCGGACATGGTCCTCATGGGTGGTCGTTCAGACGACCTCAAGTCCCTCGCCACATCCCAGAAATACCTCTTGTCATCTACGCAGGTATCTACGACGACCGCGGCCAACACGCGTGTTGGAAAGATCTTCTACGGCATGGCCGCAGGAAGAGTCGCAGAGTGGATGAGACTCCACAGACGTTTCTCAGGTACACTGAGATACGAAATCCAGATTGTCGGAAACGGCTCCCTCACGGGAAGTCTTGCCATCGGCTGGTATCAGGGTCAAACCACTGATGCCCCTCCTGCACCCAGTGTGGGATCAGCCTTCTACGACGTCAACTGGACCGTCATGGCTGTCAATCAGTCATCCAGTATTGTCATGGAGTTGGTGGATACACGTAAAGACATGTTCTGGAGGCCCCTCCATTATGACTGGGCCCCGGAAACCGGCTTCTCCACAGGATTTGGACCTGGGCTAGGCATCTTCGTCAAGGACCCCATCCAAAACCCTTTCGGAGCCGAATCCAGCGTGACGCTTAATCTCTACGTCTCTGCTGGTCCTGACTTCATGTGCATCGAACCCAACTCTGCAGCAACACGCGACACGTCTCCTCTGCAAACGAGTCTCTCCTCAATCCTCGGACCAACCGGTTATCTCTCGCTCGACAATCCCTATCCATCAATTGTTCCAGGCGCCATCAGCCTGTGGAAAGTCACAGCAGACTCAGTCGGTCCCACCCAAGGATTCACTGGCCTCCTCTCTGGAGACGCACCAGCCGAATTGACGGCCACCACTGTTCCAATGGTTCCTCAGCTCATCCCCTTCAAATTCAAAGAAGCGTGGAGCTCTCACGTAGCCGAAAACGCTGGAGATCGCACCGGGCTCTATGCCCTCTCTTGTACCGACTCCAACGTAGGCGCTGTCATCCGAATCTTCGGGACAGGAACCGCAACAGAACAGGACGTTAACAAAGCTCCGTACTGTCTCGCCGCCCTCAACATCTTGCGACCAGGAAATGCACCCGGCCTCGACGCCATGCGATGGTTCAACAACAACTTCAACATCTACCGAGAAAACTACCCGGTGATGTTCACGCCAATTGACAGCGTGACTCAGAACCTGACTGTCGCTCACTCCACTGTGTCTCCTCTCGGCAGAGGCTCAATGTGGTTCGTCGGACTTGCCGAACAAGTCAATCGCGTCGAATGGGGCGATTTCTGTGCCCAATGGTGTCGCTACAAAGCGAAGATCGCATCACCGAAACTCGTTCTCGCTTCTGAGAACTATGACCTTCAAACAGTCGGACTTTCACCTTATTGCGCTCTCTTGAACGCAACCGCCGGCACTCCTCCTGGAGTTGCCCGTCTCGCACCGAAGACTGTTGTCGCGACCTACCCTGATGCACAGACCTACGCTCTCCTAGATTGGTTCCGAGGCCGCTCACTCTCGTTTAACGGTAGCGCTCTCTCTTTCAACATCCGCGAAGTCAGGTCCGAACGCGTAGTCGTCTCAGGCGTCTACGATTATGACCAGGGCGTTTGCTACACGACCGTCGCCAGCAATGCGGTGAAACATCAGCTCTGCACACTCAAAAACTTCAATGAGCTCATGATCACCGACATCACTCCGACCACGTCCGGATCAAACCCGCCCCCAATTCCGACAGACCTTTGGGTCCCTCGTGTTGTTGATTCCAATTCCGCTGACCAAGCGGTGCGCGACCTCCGAACCAAACTGACACACCCAGTGATGGGAACTTGCAATCCCGTCTACAACGACGACGACATTGACCAAGTTGTGGTAGAAGTACCAAAAGACGACCTCGCCGACATTGACGAAACCATCTTTGCCCCCGGAACAGACCAAGCCAATGCAGCTCAAAACGCCATGGTGCGTCATCAACAGCTCCTGCAAACGCGTTTCTTCGCCCACGAGCGTGGAGAAAAGTACAGCGTCGCTCGAAACGGACTGCTACTCGATCACAAAGACAGAAAAGAAAATCGAAAACAAGCAGGCCAGATCCACAGCGATCGCCACGCACTCAACACCACAATCGCCGACGACACCGCCGCTCTAGGACACCGTCGCCTTGACATCGAAAGTCGCACCGCCGACCGCAATTTTGAAACTGCGGGAAGAAGCGCCGACCTCGGCCTCAAACGACTCGAACTTGACTCACGAACTGCTGACCGTAACCACGAAATCGCCAGCAAGAACACTGCACTTGGACAAGGCCGCCTCGATCAGGATGCCCACACCGCTGACCGTAACCACGAAATCGCCAGCGCCCGTATTGATTTGGACACCGCGCGACTTGACGCTGACACAGCCATTCGCTCGTCGCACGCCATCAATGAAACCACCGCAACGGAAGGCAACCTCTCGAACGCCGGAAAACGCATCGACTTGGACACACGCAAACACGAAGCTGAAAGCCTCACAGCCGCCAGCAAAATCGACGTTGACGCACGCAAAATTGACAACGAACACGCTCTTGGAAAAGAACGAATCGCCGCCGGAACCGCTATCGAAACTGAAAAACTCGCAAGCGCTGAACGCATGCAAAAAGCTGAACACTCCTTCAAAGGAGGACTTCACAGAGCCCAGTCTAACAAGGCTCTCGGAGGAACAGGCTCAGAATGGGCCCCTCAATCAGCTTCAGGATCGATGATTGCCGGAGGTGCAGCGATTGGACAGGGAGTTGGAAACATCGCTGGAGGAGTGGCCGGAATGTACTACGCCGGGAAGGAATTTGGCTTGAAGGAAGACGACCTCGCTCTCCGAAAGAACATGGCACGTGATGACATGCGAATGCAACAAAATGACAATGCAACACAAATTAACATGCAGAAAGTCAACAACGGAATGCAACGCGCACAAGCCATGTCTCAAATGTCGGGAGTCGACGGATCTTACGCCAACAGCTTTCAACCCGGGACCATGATGACCACAAACTATGAATCACACGTTTGATTCTTTTCTTCTTTTCCCAAGAAAACACACACACAGACATATGGACGACCAGACTGACCGAAAATGACTGTAAACGGATACGAAAAAGCCTACAGAGTTACGACTCGAAAAACACTAATTCGAAATATTTTATTGGTTACGTAATGATAAAATAGATTTTCACTTGAAAACCC